TCCGTTGCATCCTTATCTATCTGTCCTTGTACCCAAGCAATGCAGTTGGCCTCTGTAACACTGTCATAAGCTATGAAGTCACTAGAAGATGGATCAGGCGTATGGCTAGTTGTGCCATATGAGCTTACACTGTGATCACCATCAACTGCTGTACACCGCCAGTGCAAAACCTTTATGCCTTTGCTACCACTTGTAGTTTCGTATTCAGTTTGACTTACTGTCCATGTGTATTCTATTGCCATGTTTATGCTCCTGTCTCAATCATAGCTTTGTAAGCCGTTTTAACTGAGTCTGTCCAAGCTGCGTTAGCTATAGCTTGCACACTTGCATCCTCACCTGAGATGTCTGTGGCTGTATGCGTCCAACTGCCATCTTCAGCTTGTGTGGAATTAAAAGGCACTAGCACATGCCTATGAAAGCTGCGACTCAGTTCTGTTTTAGAACCACCTTCACCCTCTTCCATAATCTTCGTAGCCTTGCGAACTTGCACGTGCCAAGTGCTTACCACCTCAATTTTATCGTATTCTATTTCTTTTGTAATGTCGCCTTGTGCCATTGTTACCTCCTTTGGCTTGGACTGTCCGACCCTGCTATCCAACAAGGTTAAGTATTGTATGAAAACTGACCCCTTAAAAAACTGTTTACAGCTAAGTGGTCACTGGCATTATCTCCTGTTGTTAAATTAAGATTTACAATTCTATATTTAGTTGTGCTGTTTCCTTGCAAAGCAAGATTACCTCCACCCAAAGCATTAAGACTAGTATAGCCAATATTAGGGCCACCAGCAGACGTTGTATTACGTGCATAAGGAAGACCCGTTAATTCAATAGCCGCAGATGAGGTGTTACCAGAAATACTAGTAATTTTAACGTCAAACGCCACAAAAACCATCCGACCAATTTTTGTATAAGTTGCATGATTAACAGAGAGGCCAGCAGCACTACCCCCTTCTGGTGTTATAACAGGTGCCCAAGAGCCTTCTTCATAATCGTCAAGCAATTCACTAGTCATTGAACCACTGCCATCACCAGTAGCAGAGAAGTCAATACCGTGACCTGATGTGCCTATTATAAGGTCACCATCATCAATTTTTACATTGCCAGAGCTGTCGATACGCATACGTTCTGCAATATTATCTGCACTGCTTGTTCTAAAAGTTATAAAACCATCGTCTTTATTAGTAGTATCAGCACCTGCTTGAAATAAAATCTGACCTACACTCGTACCGTTCCATTTACCTGTCACTCCTAATAGAGCAGCATTTGCACTAGTACGATTAGCATCTCCAGCTATTTCATTACTTGTGTCGCCTGTTGATTTAACTAAAATACCCTCATCACCTGCATCAGTACGTATTTCTAAATTTTTTGCTGGACTTGAGGTCCCAATTCCAACGTTGCCACGATCAAGAACAAGGTTGTCAGTAAATGACGTGCCATTATTTCTCAAAGTAAATGAATATTGGACTAGGCCAGATGAAACAACCTGATTGAGTTTTAAATCAAACTCACTACTAGACGTTAAAGAATACATCCAGTTTTGGACTACGTTTGTACCAACACCTTGTGCTGCGGGTTGTATAGTTAAAGGAGCATCTTGATTTGTAGCTCCAACCCCAACGAAGCCATCAGTGTTAATTCGCATACGTTCAACAGCAGCACTCTCACTTGTACCTGAACTCCCACCAGGAGCAGTAAAAAACTTTATGTTAGAGCCGCCTGTTCCACCACCAGCCCCACCTTTTAGTTGCAAGTCGGTACCTGGTTGGTTTGTACTACCTGCACCACTAGAGCCTTGAATGATGCCAGTTGAGTTACCACCAGTAGCACCAACCACGAGAGAACCAAAGACATTGGTATTTTGACTGGAGTCGACCCGAATACCCTCTGCGCCGCCAGTAACTAACGTCACCGTATCGCCTGTCGGTCTGGTCATGCCTGTGTTTGTGTCATTAGAAAAGGCAAAAGTTGGTGCTGAAACTGCGCCTGACGCACCTTGAATTTGATTATTGAATATGGCTGTTCCTGCATCTGACATGTCTAGGGTAAGGGCAGTTATTGTAGAACCACCATCGTTACCCCTAAATCTCATGTCATCATCTTGAACAGTGGAAATAATATCAACGTTGGCACCGTCAGTAATTTTAAATTGCATTTCTTGAGTACCATCAGCCGCAATCCTAACATCTCCACCTGATACATCAAGGGTGATATCACCAGCAACATCAAAGGTTAGATCACCTGCACTCTCAAAGTCACCATTAGAACCATCGTGAGTAATTTTTAAGTCACTGTCTGCACCAATGCTAAGTACAGCACCATCGTGATCTAAAAGAACATCACCTTTTATTGTAGTAAGAGATCCAACAGCATTACCAATAGTTACATCTACTTCATCTTCAGCATTACCATCTCTTATTTCTAATCCTGATTGAGTTTCACCATCATGTGATGCCACTCTAAACTTCATGTAACCACCTGCACTTGCAGCAGCAGCAGCATTAATATGTGTTTCTATTGAGCCATAAGTAACATCAGCATTGTTCTCTGAGTTTCTACCTACAAAAAGTATTCTGCCTATTTCATCATCACCAGCAGCACTTGCAGATTCTCTTTCAAATACCATTACAGGTCCAACAGAAGCATCTGCATCTGTAGATTTAAGAGTAAGTTGAGTAGAGTTATCAGAAGTTACAACTTCAACAGAGGTATTAAAAACTGCAGAGCCACTAACATCTAAAGTACCATTAATATCAATAGCTGTAGCAGTAAGATCAATTTCATCAGTAGCACCTAGTGATAATACTGTTCCACTAGAACCTTGAATAAACTGACTTGCATCATTAAACATAATTTTATTAGTGGAGTTTAGTGTAAGTCCAGAACCATCAGTGTGTGTAAAAGTAGTGTCACTGTCAGCACCAAAAGATAATACTGCTCCGTCTGACTGTAACGTAAGATCATCATCAATAAATAAATCAGGTATGGCTAAATCTTGCAAGGCATCTACAATAGCTGCACCTGACCCAGCTCCATCAGAATAAACAGCTTTTGTTTGTCCAGCAGCAATAGTTACATTTGCACCAGACCCTTGTGATATGATAATGTTTTGTGAACCAGAAGTCGCATTTTCAATAAACCACAATTTACTTACAGTATTGGGGCCAAGCGTTATCGTACAGGCGCTATCTAATGAACCTGTGTATTTGAGAAAAATAGAACGTCCCGGATCTGTAGAACCATCTGCTATAGTTGTCGTGTGTGTATCAGCATTAGTTGTTATTGCCTCTGTACCAAAACTAAATGCTTCTGCAATAAGTTCAAGGTTGGTATTAGTGGTAGTTCCCCACGTACCTGATTGCTCGCCAGTTCCTATTTCTTCGAGTCTTAAATCATTAGTGTATACACTTGCCATATTCTATTCCTTATGCCGCTAAATCTGTCCACGTGGTATTTGGCGTAGGGGTGATATTACTATAAGTTGTACTTGGAGACGGAGTTATACCGCTATATGAAGTTCCTGGAGCTGGCACTATATTACCCCAAACTAAAACAGAACTTGTCGCACCTACGGCTTGTAACCCAGTAACGGCAATTGATACATCTACCGTCACTGAAGAAGAACCCACCGCGCCAGTCGCACCAATACCTGTCACACTTACATTGGCATCGGCAGTTACACTAGCTGACCCAACGCCACCAGTCGCACTAATACCTGTCGCACTTACATTGGCATCGGCAGTTACGCCAGCTGACCCAACGCCACCAGTCGCACCAATACCTGTCACACTTACATTTGCATCAGCTGTAATACTCGCAGAACCCACCGCGCCAGTCGCAGTTGGTAAAGCAACATCTTGTCCCCAACCAGCTTCACCCCAACCTTGGGATGAACTGTTCCAACCTAAAAATGCGACCGTGACATCAGTCATTAAGCAATCCTTATAATTGCATTACTAGCATCAGCAGTAGGAAATACGATAGTAAATGTACCATTGCTTGCTGTCTTATCTGCCCCAAAATCTAATACAACGACAGAAGGGTCACCACTAGCGGAATCATTAAATATAAGACCACCCCTAGCAGTAAAACTAGCCGAACTAAATGAAGCGTCTGCAAAATCAGTAAAAGCTGTCGTGCTACTTGTTGTGGGGTCTACCCTAGTTAAAGAAACACCTTTTGCCGAATATGCACTTCCTGAAGTATTAGTGATTTCATTACTAGTAGTATAAGCTGTAGTGGCAGCTGTAAATGACGCACTGTTTGTGTATAAGGCTAGATTAAAAGTATTACCCCCAGAATTTTTAAAATTATGCACACCTTCTAATAATTCTTTTTTAAAAGAGGTACACATAAAATTGCCAGAAAATGCCATCATAATCTCCTTATTAGTTCTGCAAGTTGCGGTTGACCTGCATCTACTATTGCGTTACATACCGTAGTTCTGTCGTTTTTGATACCCTCATAAATATAAAAAGTCACAAGCCTAACAATTTTTTGTCTAAAAGCTTCAGCTTGCGCTCGCACTTCCGGCGTAGCATTATCCGAAACAGAAACAATTTTATCAGCAGCTCTTTCAGCTATTTCTTCGGGTGTAAAACCCCTATCTTTTGTAGTTAAAACTTGAACACTAAAATCATTAGATAAACCTAAAGCATTTGTATGTATCATTGTTTAGGTCTCCTGACTCTACCAACACGGTATTCATCGGTCACTTCTTTAGCTTCACCTAACATTTTCATGCCAGCTATAGCATTTTGTAACGATTTATCATATTGCGCTAATATATCTTGCTCACCCTTCATAAACACGTATGCCTCATATAAGCTACCATACAACATAGCTAATGGAGCGTTTGTACTAAGCCATGTAGTGCCAGAATCAACACCAGCAGTTAAACTTGCTGGACGATATAAGTAATGAAGTTCTACTGCAAAAGTTGTGCTAGGTGTCGGTGCAACAATAAAATTGTTTATATCAAACACAGCATAGTAGCGTGGATTACCAGTAACACTCGCTTTAGGCGCGAACTCCATAATAAAATCTGTATCTTTAAAATCCATAAACACTTCATCGCCACTAGCATTAGTGTACTGTAAACTAAACGGTGCAAGAAAATCACTAGGACAAGATAAAAATTTATCGCTTGCTGTAAAAGCAGCCGAAACATTTTTGCGGAAAAAATTCAATTGTACGTTTTTAAGGATTTTTTCTTCTGCATTTTTTATAAAAACAGATAAGTTGTTTACAAATGTCGTATCATCGTTTTCTGTATAATCTTGTATAGCCGATTTTAATGTAGCAAATGTATAACTCATGTTATTGTAACCTCTACTGTACCGACAATACCTAATCCACGTGTTGAGGTGTTTTGTAATAAAGGAAACACACTTTGACCAACTAAAATTTCTAAAGGCTCTATACGTGCAGGGCGCGGTTCATATAATGCCTGAGGTTCAAAAGGTGGTGGTGTAGGTTCTAGTTGCGGATGTTTTGTTTCAAAACATTCAGGACAAACTTTTAAACCGTTCCATTCTTTGCGTAAATCTAAATAATCATATTGCTGACCACAACGATCACAAATAGCAAGTGCAAATTTTCCAGAAGCATATCTCATGATATAAAGGTGTAGTAATCCCTACTTGGTGTTAAACTCAAACTTGCACGATCACGGTCTTCTGCTGCTGCGCGTTCAAACTCTTCTTCATATATTGCTTTTAACATCTGCATACGATCAGGTGCGCGTTTAATACTAATATAATAAGCTAATCCAGCAGCTAAACAGGGATAAAATCTAAAAGGCATATCTAAAGTATTTTGTGCCGCATCTGCATCATCCATACGCACAAGCCTATCAAACACTAATGTATAAGTGCTAAGATCAGGAGTAGGCCAAAGTTTCACAGTAGGGTTGATTTGTCTATCTACATAAAACTGAGATGGTCGTGCCTGTGTGTTTTTACTAGGAATCGTAATATATTGATCCCTGCTAATACGTGATATAGTAATATCTGATTGATTACTTTCTCCTGCATCTGTACGAATCACTGCTGAAAGTATATCAATAGTATCTGCACCCAAACTATAATTAGCTGTTCCAGCAGTCAAACTTTGACTAGTTTGAGCGATAGTCCACCGATTTAGTCCCCTGTTTGCCCAATCAGCGAGTAACAAATTAAGTGAACGCCGCGCAGTCTTTAGGTCGTAACCTGTACGCACCTCAGTGCCGCAACGTTCAAATGCTTCCTCTATGTATTCAGCTACATCAGGTTCAAAATCGGTAGACCCAGAAACAGCCATTAGCTATATGGTCCTTTAATAACCTTGCTGCTTTTAGCCATGCCACCCTTAGACTTCATCATGCGCTTACCCATCATGCCGCCTTTAGCTTTCATCATACGCTTTTTATTCATTCCGCCTTTAGCTTTCATCATGCGTTTATTACCCATGCCACCCTTAGACTTCATCATGCGCTTACCCATGCCGCCTTTAGCTTTCATCATACGCTTGCCATTACCGTTTTTCTTTTTTGCCATCGCTTTGCTCCTCTTCAGCATAAAGATTGTCAAAAATCTGATTAACATCCATAGTATAATCTAAATCAGACTTTGAATAGTGTATATGTTGAGACGGTTTAAAATCAGGAGCACCTTCTCCAGTTTCAAACCAAGCGGGATGTGTTACTCTAACCCGATTATTTGGCAAAGCCACAATATTGCCAGTATATGCACCAGCGTCTAACAACTCAAGCACATGACTTTGTTTGTGTTGAGCAGGGTCGTCTGCTACCTCACTATCGGTATAATCAACAGTAAAGTAATATTTAGCAGGATAAAGTTCACTGCCGATTTTTGCAAGCCATGGACAAGGTTGAGCTCGGCGTAACGAATATACCGCATGGGTATGCGACATACAGTCCCAAGGTTGTGCTGAGTACACTTCCATAGGGTCTGGGAAATTTTCAAAAGCACCATCGCCAACTAAAGCAGTTATCGGCATCCGCGCCCACATTGCTCCACCATGCACATTAGGCTCATCTTCTTCTACTTCATATCCTGTGAATATTACCTGAAAACTTAGGCAACGATTAGGTATCGTTGTAACCGCTATTGCCATTGCAGCGAGAAACTCACCATGATATTGCTCATGATTACAAGTATACTCTTTGCGCACCCAGCATTTAAAATACGGGATGTTACTTTGTAAAAAACTCATGTTTTCTTTTTACTCTCTTTCTTTTTAGGCTTTTTGCCTTTTCCAAAAATATGGGCATCAACTTTTGCTGCTTTACCTCCAGTTAATACACTATTGACACGAGCCATAGCCCACTGATTAGGTGTTGTTCCTGGACGATGTCCTGTGCGATAAGCGGCTAATCCCTTTTTATACACTCGTGCTAATTGACCAGCCGTAACTTTTTTACCTTTTTTTCGAGCAGCTTCAGCTTTTTTTGTCAAAGATTTTTTAGTAGCCGCGCTAAGAGACATTAGCTTTTCCTTCCTTTTCTGATACTTTCTTTACCTTTTTTAAAAATATTGACAACTTGTTCTTTACCCATCACTTTAGCACGTTGTTCACCCACAGTCAAAATTTGAATTTTACGTGCAAAAGGTTTTTTTAATTTTTTAACTTTAGCAACAGTAGCACGAGCATCACTCGGTGTAGCAAATTTTATACTTACAGTATCCTTAGGGTTTTCGTCAGTATATAATCTACGTCCGCTACCTTTAGGCTTTTTTCCTGTTCCTTTTTTTGGGTCTTGTTTTTTTGCCATTTGTACCAGCTTTCTTTGTTGCACCAGCTATAATATCGGCTCGCGTAATTTTATTACGTGGTTCAGCTAGAGCTGCTAACTTTTTTTGTTTGGGGGTCATTTTCTTTGCCATTAAGACTTCCTCGTTTTTTTGGGTCTTTTTGCTTTGCCATTACCAACCATACCTTTTAATGTTTTAGCTTGGCCTTGGTGTGTTTTTACAGCTTTATTCAAACCTTTTATTACACCTTTTACTTTCTTTTGATTTCTTTTTGTTAAGGGCATTTTTTTCTCCGTTAAGACTTCTTCATTTATCCGAATTTTTTACGAAAAGCTTTTGTGTGCTTAGATTCTTTTGTTTTCCTACGTTTGCCTGATTTTGTTTTATCTGTAGGGAAATTATAGGCAGTAGGATCACTGGCACTTTTTTTACGATTACGCTCTATTTCTTTTTTGCGTTTGGCTTTATCTTCAGCAGATAACCCAGCTAAATATTTTTTAGGGATTTTGCTTTTTCGACGACGAGAACTCGGTGCTTTGCGAACTGTTGAAGCTGTCTGAGCACGAGATATAGCCATACCTACACATCCTTTTGTAAAGCACGATCGAGTTTATCTTCTAACCTATGTAATGCTTCCATAACTTGACGCATATCATCACGCATCTCAGTGCGTGTGGCATAATCCTCACGTGTACGGTTTAATAATATTTCAACACGTTTAAGTTCTTTTGCTTGCGAAGATAAAAACCAAGCACCGCCCATAACCACAATACCGATGAGCGTATCGATTATATGAACTAAATCCATCGTCACCACGCTTTACAAGACCAATACCGCGCACTAAATTTATCTTTGGCAGTATCGCAATTATGTCGAGCTCTAAACGATTTACGACGTGCAGGTTGGTCTTTTTTTATTGACATATTAGGATCGCCAAATCTAACCAATTTGACTTCATTACCTTTTTTTGCCAATACCGCAGATTTTTTCTTAGCTTTTGGAGTGCGCTTGGGTTTATTGTATCCTGGAAAGGTTTCACCTCTGTACTTCAACTTACCGCTCGGTGTGCGCGTTACATCTTTTGTAGTCGCCATCAGAGCCTCACATACTAAACGTTGTACTTTTTCCGCATTTGCAAGATAATCGTATATGTATCTGCGCTAGTATGTCCAACAGTAGTAAACATAACGTCCCCTGTTTTACCACTGCCAGCGTTATTAGTAAGTCCACCAAAATAAGTGTAATCGTGGTCACCGCTTTGATTTTCACCAAGTTCGATACAAAACGCATCAGTAGAAGCATCAAAAAGTATTTGTACTTTCATTCCTATACACTGCCACCAAATACGCTCGATGGTTACTTCAGTGCAAGCATCACCATTGGTATTTGTTGCAAGTGCAGATACATCAACCTTTTTAACTGCACTCTCTCCAGTTCCGTCTGAAATGTTGGTAAATTTCATAACGGCCTGTGTCGGGCCATCTATTAAGGTTTGCGAGGTTACAGCATCAGCCATATCGATAACTCCTTACAATAATTAAGAAGCATCTGATGAGCTTGAAAGGCCAAAGAACTTCATGACTACAGTTGTATCTGCTCCAGGATCACCAGAAAGCACAATTTCAACTTCATCTGCCGTTTCTGTAGCAGCCGTTGTTGTGCCGCCGGACATACCTAAAACGCCATTACAAGGGAAAAACCCTTTAAATCCAGTGCTGTTCACAGCGGCAGATATACCATCTACAAACCCATCAGTATCTGCATCAGTTCCGATATCATTAAGAGTAACACTATTAGATGCAGCACCAGTTACGGCAATCATCACAGCCATAGGTATAAAATTTGATGGAATGCCAATAGCAGATTCTTTACCTGTTGTTGCACCGTCAGCTACAGTCACAGTAGCGGTGTATACAGACATAGTCATTTCGCTCGTAAGAGCACCTGTGGTAGAACTTTTAACAATATTTTTGAACCCATTTTCCGAACGGACGGGTCCATTAAAGGTTGTATTAGCCATGTATATCTCCTGTCTTGGCTAGTGTCAGTCGCCCAATGCAACTGTCAGGGACATGTTTAGTGTAGGCAAAAATGAAGGGAGGCACAAGCCCCCCTTCACAGTTTTTATCGAGCAGTATATTAAGCTCCAGGAGAACCAAACACACAACGTGGGTCAGATACACCGAAGCTGTAACGTTCGCGAGCTTTGTAGCGGACGTTACCTGTATCAAAATCACCTTCCATAGATGTTTTGATTGGGCTGCGCACAAAGTGTTTAAACCCATTAGGCGCATCAGTTTTGATAAAAAACGCATCGGTATCTGTTAAAAAGTGGTTAACAACATAACCTTCAGGCAACATACCCATGTTGCGCAGAGCGTTAATATCATTATCTGCTGTCGCAGTGCGTAAATTAGATGCCATCAAACGTTCAGCTACAAACTGCAACGCTGGTGGAATAATTAACTTACGACCTTGCAATGCAATTTTAAGGCCACGTTCATCAATAAACGCCGAGATATCAATAAGAGATTGCTCAAGTGACGTTTCATTAAGATCAGCCGAGGTAGCCAGCTCATTAGCAAAATTACCACCACCCACAGTTGGGTGGTCTGTCGCACAAAGCTCTTTACCATCGCCAATAGCAAAAGAACTATCAAACGCATTGTTAAGAACAGCCGCCGCTTTTACTTGCTTGGTGTTAGCCATAGAACGAGCCAGCGCACGAGTGTAACGAGAACTTAAGCGGTCATAAAGGTTATCCTCTACAGCCTCTTCCGTAATCGCAAACGCAAGCGCAATCGTTTCATGGGTGTACCGTGCAGTAAATGATTCGTTTGCCATATCAAATGATACAGCCTGTCCCTCACCTTTAACTGGTGCGGCACCAAATCCAGACAGCATTACCTCCTCTTCAAACGCACGGTCTGAAGTTTCACTTTCAAAAATTTCGGTATGTTCATCATCATACCGATCGTATTCCAATCCAAAAAGAGCATTGAGTCCTGGCTCAAGTTCTTTAAGGAGTTGTGATCTTGCAATAGCCATATCTATATACTCCTATAAGCCAGTGGTTGATAGATGGAAAGGAAGGTTTAGTCGCACAAGTGCGATTACACCAGCTGAGGCGTAATCTATACCCTCAACGTCTTTAAAGCCAACGATACGGAAGTTATCTGTTGCCGTTGTAGCTCCTGCTGTTGCTACAGCAAGTTCTCCTGCGGAGATACCTGTTGAACCAACTTGCGACCCAAAAGTCGCCCCTTCAGCATTCGAGTGAATCAATGCCGTTGCGGTAGCAAGGTTTGTAAGACTTGCATCGCAATTGATTTCATACACTTGAAAAGGATTATCATATACAAAAACTGTTGCTTCCGTACCTGATTTTAGGGACGCAGTCCCCGGATAGTTATTGTCAAACTTGGGTGTGCCATCGAGTGCAGTATATTCACACCCTGCCATAACACCTAGGATTGCAACCGAACCACCGTCTGCCGCACTTACATCTACGAGGCCATTTGTTAGTGGAATTACCATATCACCTTGATAAATAGCTGATGATGATCCAGCAACTCCATTAATTTGTACCTTGTAAGGCGTCAATCCGTTGCTATTCGTTGCAGAACCTAGGAGATTATGGGGACGCAACCCAAAGGCGCTATCAGTATTAGCCATAATTTAAGCTCCAATTATTCGGCAGAATTATTTCCACCGAAAGTTACACGAGACTGCCTATCAGGTTTAGTGATAGGCATAGACGGATGTTGCTCCCTCATAAGATCATTATCTACAGCAGTCATTTGATCAGCAGTTTGCTGCTGAAAATGTGCATTGCGCTGTCGACGTGTTTCTTCAGGGAACCTTGCGAGTACCAGACCCCCCACACCAATTACGCCAGCATGTTTACCATCTTGGACTGTTGGTGCTTCAAAATCAGGAAACTCATCGGCGCGAACTAATTCAAAGCCTTCGCGAAGGCGAGCAGACAAGTTTTTCTTATCATCATAACCCATAACAGATTCACGGATCCAACGATGTACAAAACCATCCGGTGCAGGTGGTGCGTCTAAAGTAGACGGAGGTCGCCAAGGTTTAGCTCGGCTGTTAGTGTCCCGAGTTTGGGAACTGCGTGGGCTTCTATTACTCATTGTAATTCCTCACGATTCATTCATACGCAGTAATTGTTTCGCGTATTGCTCTTTTGTTATACCAAGTTTTTGTGCGATTGCAACTTGTGAAGGTGACAACTTTACAGATTTTTTATTACTTCGGGTTGTGCCACGACTGGCAGAACCCACTGCAGGAGTGTTGCGGGACTTGGCTACTCCGTTAAATTTATGAGGAAATTCAGAACGTATGCGCCTATCTACCTCGGCATAATATTCATCGGTATTTCCATCGTACCCTTCGACTTCAGTCAGCTGTTTATGAATGCTAAATGCGGTTATAGTCATAGGTTCATCAGCACCAAACCACTCATTTTGTGCAGCCCATGCTTCTGCTTTTGCGTCAGGTTTTTTAGGCGCTGGTGCTTGTTGTGGTTGTTGAGCCTGTTGTGGTTGTCCTTGCGGTATTTGCGCGACTTGTGCCTGTTGCGCTTTCACATATTTTAAGCGCTCATTCTGACTTGCCACTTCTGCCAGCTGACGTTGTGCCTCTACTTGGCGTTCAATATCACCACGATCAATCGCATCCTTTAATTGATTGCGTAATAACTCATCTTGAACTTTAACTCTGTTTTCAAACTCAGCTACAAAAGAAGCATCTAAACTATTACGCTGTTGCTGGGATTGTTGTAATTGTGCTTGTACAGATTGTGCATATTCAAGAGCTGCTTTTTCACGGCGCTCTGCTTCTCGCATTTTAGCTGTTAATTTGCTTATGCGTTTTTTAACGCCTTCACTGTATTGTTCAAGTTCTTGTTCACTATCGTCAGGTTTTGCCGCTTTTTCTTCCGGCGGTTCTGGTTCAGCTGTTACTTCAGTAGTTTCATCTTCTACCTCAACTTCTACAGCATCTTCGATTTCGTCAGTATCTGGTTTAGTGTTTTCATCTTGCATGGGGCATCTCCATGTTACAGGTGCAGAATATCATCTGGACTATTTATTGTTGCTAAGATTTCATCATCATTCAGCAAGCGCACTTCGCCGCCTTCTATTTTAAAACGGCTCCCAGCGTACCGCCCAAAAATTACCCAGTCGCCCTCTACACACCAAGGTTCATCGCCGCCAAATTTATCATAATCTTGGTAAGCTAATGGTCCAACTTTCAACACATACCCACACACAGTACCAACTGCCTCACGTTCACGTGCTTCATCGGGCAATAAAATACCACCCTGAGTTTGTTTACGACCTTGATACGGCAATAATAAAATACGCCAGCCTGTAGGCTGGGGCATACGATCTATTGCTTTTGTTGAAAGTTTGGTGGGATCTAGAACGACGTCTTCTTGTTTAACGTATGCTTTCTCTAGTTCACCCTTGGATTTTTGTTTATTTGCAAGCCGATCTGGCACGAGCAGAGTTTTAGTCATCTGATATCCTATTTAGCAGGGTTTTTAAATCCTGTTCAGTTTGTGCAAGTTCCCC